ATGAGTGTATTAGAAAGCACAAAAAAAACCGCAGTAAATTGGCATAAAGCCGACATCCTTGCGGAACTTAAAAAGAAAGGCTGGACATTACGTTCTTTAGCGGCTGAAGGCAATGTGAGTTACAGCACATTAAAAACGGTTTTTGATAAGTCTTACCCGAAAATGGAACGACTTGTTGCCAATGCCATTGGAATCGCCCCTGAGATTATCTGGGCTGAACGATTCGCAGAGCGTAATAGAAAGCCAGTCCTAACTAATAAGTTTTAACATCATAAATGAAATTGAACTTAAAAGATACAAAAAGGAACATTTATGGTTGGTCTAGAGTTAAAAACACATTATTCAGTTTATGAATATGCCGAATTCGGAGTATCTGGTTTGCCAAAAGCACCTAAAAATATCCAGGCATTTTTTGAACGAAATAAATGCAAGGCTAGAAAGCGTCAAGGGCGAGGCGGTGGAGTTGAATATGAATTAGCTAGTTTGCCAATGGATCTTCAAACCGAAATTAGAAATAAATTCGCCGAAGTGGTTGTTGCAACAAAACCAAAACAACTCCCAACGGTTAAAAATCTGAACCTTGCCGACCTCACCACCAAACAGCGCGAAATCGCTGACGCACGCATGGCTTTAGTGGCTTATGTAGGCGAGTTGGAACAGGTGCAAAGCCGCATCAAAGCCATTACCCACCTATGCAATGCGGCAAAGTGCGGTGAAATTTCGGCGGATTTGATGGCGTTAGTCTCCAAGGCTAACAGCAAAAATGGCAATAACTGCGGCCGTGTGTTATCACCAAGAACCCTGAATCAGTGGGTGATTGATTATCACAAATGCAAAACAGCGGAAGAAAGATTGCGTGCGTTGGCACCGGGTCAACGCCAGGCGCAAAAGTTGGAAGAATTGGCGTGGTTGCCTGATTTTTTGGTGGTTTATCGCAACACCAATGGCGTGAATGTCACCGAGGCTTACGCAATTTTTAAAGCGCACTGGCAGGCGCACTATGCTGACCAGCCATTAATGATGGCACGTTTGCCAAGCCTTGACAGAGTGCGTCGCGGATTATCCAAACTGCCACGCCACATTCGCGAAATTGGTCGTAAAACAGGTGCAAGCCTGCGCGCCTTAAACACTTACGTTAAGCGCGATTGGTCGGTGTTAAAAGCGAATGATGTGTGGGTGGGTGATGGTCACTCCATGAAGATGAAAGTGCAGCATCCTGATCATGGTCGCCCTTTTATCCCTGAATTGACGTTAGTCATGGACGCACCTAGCCGCTTTATCGTTGGTTGGTCGGTCAGTTTGGCGGAAAACGCATTAGCCGTTGCAGACGCTATCCGTAACGGGATTGAGAACCACGGCATACCGGCTATCTATTATTCAGATAACGGTGGCGGTGAAAAGAACTGGACGCTAGATGCGGATATTACAGGGATTTTGCCCCGCTTGGGCATCAATCACCAAACAGGGATTCCGGGCAATCCACAAGGGCGCGGGATTATCGAACGGGTGAACCAAACTTTAGCGATTCGCATTGCACGCCAGTTTGAAACCTATCACGGACGTGGCGCAGACCGCGGCACCGTGCGACAAACCTCCACGGCAGTGATTTCGCTCGATAAAGCAATTCGCCAAGGGCGCACCGAACTGACCAACAAACAACGTTGGGCGGTGGGTAAATTGCCAACCTGGAAACAGTTTATTGATGCGGTGGAAGAAGGGATCCGTTGGTACAACAACGAACATATCCACCGCGAAATCGGTTGCACACCTGCGCAAAAACGCCGTGAGTTATTAGCCGACACTGAGTTGTTATTGATTACCCCGATTGAAGCACGTGATTTATTCCGCCCAAGTGTTTTACGCAAAGCACAACGCGGTTGGGTATCGGTGTTTAACAATGAATATTTTAGCCAAAAATTGCTTGATGTGGACGGAAAAAGCGTACAGGTGGCAATTGATATACATAACCCAAGTGCGGTGATTATTCGAGATGAATCCGGGGCGTTTATTTGTGAAGCGATTTTAGACGGCAACAAGCGTGACGCCTTCCCAATGAGTTATGTGGAAAAAGCACGTAAAGACAGACACCAACGCCGTGCGAAATTGAAACAAGAACAACTGGACGAAATTAATGAGGAATTGAATCCGGTCATCAGTATCGCTCATAACCAAGGCGCAGAGCTATTACACGGATTACGCGCCAAACAAGTCAACCGCTTTGACGAGGACGAAGAAATTGCGTTGTTACCAAGCGAACTTAGAAGACAGCAACGCAAAGTCTCAGGAGGTTAGATTATGAAAAAACGAACTATCACGAAAGTCCACTGCGGACGGGTTGAATACAACAAGAAGCCGCATTTTGCTTACCGGCTCATTGAATGGGAAGGCAAAACGGTTGAAGTGAGACCAGCCCAAGGCTTTTTAGCCGTTTATACATTAAAAGGCAATTTTATCTGCCACGCATCAAGATTAATTACAAACACATTTGGAGCACTAGCATGAAAGAGCAACTCGCAAGATTTATGCAACAAAAAGGGTTAACCCAAACACAAGTGGCGAAAGCTCTCGGCAAATCTAATGCCGTTATTAGCCAGTATTTAAAAGGCATTTACAAAGGCGTAACCAAAGATATTGACGAAGCGGTGGATCGCTTAATCAAACGCGAAAAAGACAAGGTGGTTGAGCGCAATTTTAACAGCGAATTTGTGCCGACTTATGCCGCAGAACGTTGCATTGATGTGGTGCATATCGCTCACGTAGAGGGCGAAATTAGCGTGGTTTATGGCGCAGCAGGCTTGGGCAAAACCAAAGCATTAAAACAGTATGTCAGCCAAAACCCGGAAACGATTTTTATCGAAGTTGAGCCAAGTTGTAGCCCGAAAGTGTTGCTGAAAAACCTCTGCCACCAGTTAGGGCTAAACGAAACCGGTGCAAACCATGAATTGTTTACCCGTATCACTGAAAAATTAGGCGAAGGTCGCTTAATTATTGTGGATGAAGCGGAATTATTAAGCACCAAAAGCCTGGAATATATCCGCCGAATCCATGACTTGACAGGTTGTGGTGTAGTGCTTGCCGGTATGCCTCGTCTGTTAGTCAACTTAAAAGGGAAATATGGCGAATTAGCGCAACTTTATAGCCGCGTGGGCTTGGCTTGCGATTTGGGCAACCAATTAAGCGAAGACGATATCCACAAACTGGCAGAAAACGGCTTAGGCACGGACGAATTTAACGACATTTTATTTAAAGCCAGCCACGGCAATGCGCGCCGTTTAACCAAGTTAATGCGCGGTGTGATCCGTGTCGCCGAAATGCACGGCAAACAGATTGACGAGAAGTTAATCAACTCTTACGCCGGCATGTTAATCCATTAATCAAAAGGAGACCCAAATGAGCGAACAAATGAACCGCGTAGCCTATGCGTTAAGACGTGAAGGCGTACAAATCGTCGAAAGCAAAGACGGCCGTTTTCCAAAGATGGTGATTTTAAACCCGAGCCGTCGTTTACAAGAAAAAGGCGTGCAAATGACTACGTTTAAAAACGGGGTACATATTGTGCGAAACGTGGCAAATGAACAAGGCGTTATGGTCTATTGGGCTTAAGGGGGAGAGGTGCCTAAATATCGTCAAATCTACGCCGTATATCGCGGAGAAGAGAATCTAGGCGACGGCACGGCGGAAGAACTAGCAAAGAAATTTAATATTAGAAAAAAAACACTGTATGCGATGGGGTCAGAAGCGATCCTAAAGCGTAACAAAGGCAACAGATTGATTGTAATCAAATTAGATAAAGAAGAGGTTTAAACATGAAAGTGATGATTGAAGGTAAAGAATATTGGCGTGATGCCAAAGGCAATTTAACGCCAGCTGAGTTGGTGAAAGAAATCGACAAAGCGCGTGATGCGCTTGTGCGTGAATGGGTGGAAAAAGGCGTGTCCTTAAATAAGGAGATGCGCAATTTTAAAGATGGCATTTTCGGCGATATTCAGGCGTTTATTGAACTTTCGGCTGAAAAATACAATGCAAAAGTTGGCGGTAGTAAAGGCAATATCACGCTTTATAGCTACGACGGAAAATACAAAATCCAACGTGCTATTAACGACCATTTACAATTTGATGAGCGTATCCAGGCTGCCAAAGTGTTGATTGATGAGTGCTTGAATGAATGGAGCGAAGGCTCTCGTCCTGAATTAAAAGCGTTAATTGAACGTGCGTTTAATGTGGATAAGGAAGGTAATTTAAATACTTCTCGCATTTTAGGATTGCGTCGAGTTGATATTCAAGATCCACGTTGGCAAAACGCGATGCAGGCAATTAGCGAAAGCGTACAAGTGGTAAGCAGTAAGGCTTATGTGCGCCTTTACGAACGTGTGGGCGAAAGCGATCAGTATGTGCCGATTGCGTTAGATGTGGCGGGGGCTTAAAGCTTATTTAAATGCCCTTTAAATCTCCCCTAACCCCTCTTTACAAAAGAGGGGGACGGGATGAGGGGCATTAGTAATAGGTTTTAATCATTAACTAAGGAGCAATGTATGGAAAAACTACGAACCTATAAAGATTTTAGCACGCTAGCGGTCGAAATGGAGCGTGCTGGTGCATGGGAAACTGCTGAGGCTGCCTGGCAGAGAGCGGCTATTGTTGCTCGAAAAAGCGAAAATGAAGAATGGGCATTAAACCGCCAAAAGATGTGTGCGCATTATGTCAAAAATCCAAGCAGAAGACCGGAGGTGAAGCATGGCTAAGTATGTGGTGCGCTTTTATTGTTTGGTCGAAGCTGTCGTTGAAGCTGAAAGCAATGAGCAAGTATTAGAAATGTGTGATTTAAATGTGTGTGATGTGAATAAATTACCACATACGATTACAGAAATTGATGATGTGGTTGAAGTGGAGGAAGTATGACTGAGCTAACAAAAGATGACTTGCATGTTGGGCATGTTTACTCTGCAAAAAGTCCTAAAGAACACGGTTTTCCTCCGTTATTAGGGGATAGACAAATACTATGGAAGGGGCTTATTTATGACAATAAAGAGGGGTTTGTTGATGGTTTGCAATATGATAGCCCATCAGTCAGAAACGGGAGACACTATCCAAAAATCAGCATAACCAAGTTTTTAAAATGGGCCGAGGCTGACATTACAGACACAATGCCGAAAGGTAAATGGAGATATGCGAGATGACGGAACAAGAAAAAGTGCGGTTGGATGAAATATTGCAACAAGCAGCAATGCAGCTTATTAAAGCACAAACCTATCTTCGCACAGGGAAAGCTCAATATGCTGCTGTTTATGTGGAAAATGTACAGAATTTGTTGCCAGGGTTGAGAATGAGATTAGGGAGATGAGTGAAATGGAAGAAAAAAAATATGCAGTAACGTTTGAGTTTAAAGTTGGAGTCAGTGATGACGATTTAACTTTTAATGTCAACACAGAATACCATCAAATGACAGCTTTATATGTTAAGGATGCGATGACTTGTTTGATGTTTAAGTTACCTGAAATTGTGAGAGCGGGTTGGATTGTGCTTGAGGGTATGGACGATAACGTTAAAAGTGGTTTCGAACACAAAATAAAATTAGATTTTTGCACCCAAGATGGGGACGAATGGGAGGTTAGTGCGAAAGTCGAAAATCCTAATGAAACTGGCCGTATGTTGATTGGCTTTATTGAAAAAATTCTTTTGAAGGATCCAGTTATTGACGAGATTCTTCAGCGAGCAAAATAAGGGGGATGAAAATGAGCAATAAAACCGAACCCAAAGTACGTGTAGCGCTTGAAGTCGAAATGTTTGAATCTCAAAGAGATGCCTTAGAGATATCCAGTAAGACAAAAGTACTTGAATACGGAAGAATTACTAGATTTGATTGGGAGGGGGATGTTTTTAATGAGGTGGACACTTATAGACAGTTCTTTGATTTAGTACCCTCTAAATTGATGGTGATTGCAACACAGTATGAATATTTAAAAGATGAAAATTTTACGCTTGAATTGCAATTGGCGATTAAACGAGCTATTACGCCGATTATTAAAGCAAAACGCAAAGCAATTTTGGAGGGGAAAAATGAGTAAAAATAATGGATGGATTAAGTGTTCGGAGAGATTGCCTGAATTATATCATACAGTTTTTAGTGGCATTGTCTCAAAAGATGTACTGCTATATGGCATACCATATAACGACGGCGAAGAAGAAATGAGAGTTTTTATTGGATACATGACAGAAGACAACGAATTTCACACGGATGATATTGGTAAGTGTGATGTTGTTACTCACTGGCAACCACTGCCACAACCACCTATCGACTAAGGATAAAATATGAAATATCAATGGGAATATATCGTTTTTGGTAGCAAAGAGCCAACAGTCGAAGATATAGAGGCGAAGATAAAACAAAGTGAAAGTAAAAAGTATGAAAGCGATCACGATGTTGTTGATAGCCTTGTTGAGCAAATTGTTGAAGAAAATAATTGGGATTGGGAGCTGGAGGAAAATGAAAATATTTATATATCAATCTTTCCGAAAGGAAAACCAGAAGAACAAGAGTTATTTGATGTACATCTTAGTTTGGTTATCCAGGCTACCGCATATCATGAGTGGTCAGGGTTAGATTGATAAAACCCATTTACAGCCCATTCAAATCTCCCCTAGCCCCTCTTTACAAAAGAGGGGGATAAATTAGATGAAGTGGGCTGAATAATGTGTTTTCAATTAATAAGGAGGAAAAATGCAGACAAAAATCATTCAATGGTTGGCAGATGATGAAGATGTCGGGTTAAGTAGTAAATGTATGGCGTTTGTGATTGGTTTTGATGTGATACCAAGACGTAAAAGTTATCCGTTTGATCCGAGCGATTTATCTCGTTGCGTGAAGTTATTAGAACGAGTACCGAAAATGCGAGATTATCTTTATAAGATGAAAGAGATTTCCCCGATTTGGGCAAAACTGGTGGAACATTGGGATGAGTTAGAGTGTTTACTCAACGAAGAAAAAGGTTCCGGCAGATGCCCTAAAACATACCAATTAATGAAAAAACTTACTGAAGACGATCAAAATGTTGTATTTCGTCACGGTGGGTTTTCCATTCGAATGGGGGAATAAATTATGGATATCGAATACGAATGGTTACTTATTGATGATCTAGATGACGAAGAACCAGAAAAAGAAGAAGTAGAGAAAATCATTAAAGATAGCGAGTGGTTAGAATTTGACCGAAAAAAACGACCATTTTATTTAGAATCAAGTGTCGCCGAAGAGTTATTTATGCGTAATTATAGCAAATGGGAGTGTTATGAAGAAGATCAATATGTTTTTCTCGCCATCAGAGAACAAGGGAGTGAACGGTACTCAATTTTCCGTGTGAGCTCATGGTATCGGTTAGCACCTAAGGTTAACGAAATTTGTTTTGATGACTAAAACCCATTTACAGCCCATTCAAATCTCCCCTAACCCCTCTTTACTAAAGAGGGGGATTATTTAAGTGGGCTGAGTAATGTGTTTTAAGTTTAAAGGAGTTTTAAAAGTGAAATTATGTCGTTGCCCGGTTTGCCATAGTGACATCCACTTGGATGCGCTGTTGGAAGATGATGCGGGGCGTGAGATGTTGGGGATTATCACCAATTTACGCGGCGACAATGCCCGTGCATTGGTGAGTTATATTGCCCTATTTAGACCTGAAAAATCCGCGTTATCCAACTCAAGAGCATTGAAATTAATGCAAGAAGTGTTGGAGATGTATCAGCCGAGTCCGTTGTTGTCCCATGCTCTCACTGAAACTGTCAGTGGCGTGATGAAAAACCGCCGAGAAACCCGAAATGTGGTGGCATTAACTAATCATAACTACCTTAAAAAGGTATATGAAGGGGCTAAACCCTTGTTTGCCGTGGTGCGCAATGAGCAAGGCCAAAATGCGGTTAAAAATTCGGAGAAATTGGCAGAAGACAAGCGTACAGATGCTATCCAATACATTGAACGCTATGCAGTAATTGGAAAATTAGAATATGTTGAGAAAACACCAGAATATCTAATATGGAAAGCATGGAAAGAGGAACAAAATGCAACCACAAACCCGTAAACAGATGATCCAAAAGATCCACATCGGCAAAGGCATGCTTAAAATGACCGACGACCAATATAAACGCTTTTTGTTGGACACGGTAGATAAACATAGTTGCACCGTAATGACAGATGCCGAATTGATGCAAGTATTGCGCGCCATAAAAGCAAAAGGCGTGGTGTTTAGTGTGAAAAATGCGCCAAAACGTCCCGCACCAAGGGCGGATAAAGCGAAATATATGGCAAAAATAACCATACTTTTAACGGAATACGGCCTGCCACAGAGTTATGCAGACGGCATGGCGAAAAAAGCATTTAACATAGATTTCGTGCATTGGTTGGAGGTGTGGCAGTTGAAAAAAGTGGTGCAAATGTTGGCGGTGTATGACCGAAGAAAACAGAATGTTAAAAATTAGTTGCATAACAACAAATTAAGCGTAAATTAAAGGCTCCTATGGAGCCTTTTTTATTGGAGAAAAATAATGAAAAAACTATTAATTGCTATGGTATGTGGCTTAATTTCTGTTTCGGCCTTTTCAATGACAGATAAAGCCAAAGGAGAACTAAATAAAGCCTTACAGGGAAATTATCAAGCATTACGAAATGTTGCGTTTTCAATGAAAGATGGATCTTTCGGACACGATCATAATCCGATTGCAGGCTGTGCATTACGTAAAATAACATTAATTGTGGCACAAAATGAAACTGACACCAGCGATTATGGTAATGAATATGTAGATTGCAAAGCATTGTCGCCAGATGAATCCGAAAAAGCATGGAAGATGACATTGCAGCTACTGCCACAAGTATTGCAATTAAAAGAATAAAGCCGTAAATAATTATTCAGCCTCAGCGATCAAGTTGGGGCTTTTTTATATCCTGAAACGTTCAGGAACGAACAAATATAAACAAATAAGGATAAATATGAACGTATAACCGCCTAAAACGGGTCAAATTTACGTTTTATTTTAAATTAGTATAAAAGATTGGGATCCGTGGAAAAGTCGCTATACGGGCTTTATATTGGATAATTTGATCAAAAACAATAACTTACACTTGCTTTTGTTTAAAAAAGGATCTAATATAACAATATCTAGTTTGTGTATTTGTTTTATACCACTAGATATAGGGAAGCCCAACCAGTTTGAGCTGATTGGGCTTAATACTTCGGGATCACATTCTCACGACCAATGACCATGTGATTCCATTTAACACAAGACCCCTTGTATATAAACACAGGGTTGTATAAATTTTTCTTGACTTTCTAAAAGTCGAGTAAGATTTTACGTAAAAAGCTGGTTTGTTTCAAGGGGTTTTTCCATTTATAGGTAAAACCATGGAAAAAACATCCGTAAAAACACTGGAAAAAACATCCGTAAAAACACTGGGAAAAACACCCGTACTTGATGATATTGAAGGCTTTACACGTTGTGAAGCACGCTATACCCGTAACAAGGATAAGAGCGAACGACGTTTAATTTATGCCAAAGATTATGGTCGAAAATACTGGATTTTTCCTAAAAAATCAAAAAAACCGAAAACGACAAAACATTAATTCCAAATCCCGCCCCGCGCGGGATTTTTTTATCATATTTTTAGGTGTAGAAACCTGCTTTTTGAAATTTACGTGTGATAATTCGCCCAAAATGGTCATATAGGGGGAATTTTATGCAGTCTAAGTTTGAAAGTGTCGCCGACTATCTGCCTGAAATTGTATTGGAAATGGTGGAACTAGTTGGGTTTACGGATGTAGAGAAGATTATTAATCAATTTGGTGGGGCGACATTCCGTTTTACCGACGGAGCAGTGTATTTCCCGCGACTAAAAGCACTCATCGGGCTTGAAAGTGCGGTCAAATTGCGTCATTATTTTCAGGCGGAGGAAGTGTATATTCCGCGTTGTGAAGTCGCCCTGCGTTTGTTACGCAACGAGCGCCTAAAAGCGGATTTTGACTACATCACGCAAACCGAAAAGAAAAGCGGACGCACGGCAATGTTAGAGCTTTGCCCGAAATATCGTCTTTCCGACCGCCAAGCGTGGGAGATTGTGCGCACGCAACAAACTCCGCAATATCAACAAGCCGCCTTATTTTAGAATTACAGGGTGTGTGGAACTGTCTCCTCCACCCATTCGACCCCATTTAACACAGAATACCCTCAATCATATCAACGATTGAGGGTATTTTTTTTATGTCTTTATCTTTCAAACAAATTTTTGACCGGCTTATCGGGCATGAGGGCGGTTACGTCGATGATCCACGTGACCCGGGCGGCGAAACAAACTGGGGTGTCACTAAACGCACCGCGCAGGCGAATGGCTATACCGGCAACATGAAAACCATGACGCGCCAACAAGCCTATGAAATCTATTACCGCGCATTTTGGTTACGTTACAACTGTGAGCAAATGCCTGATGCCGTTGCCTATCAATTTTTTGATGCGGCGGTGAATCACGGGTTTGGCAATGCGAGCCGTATGTTACAGCGCGCAGTTGGTGTGTTAGATGACGGCATTATTGGTAAATACTCTCTAGAGGCCATCAATCGCAATCCAATCTCTGACACGTTGATGGTGTTAAACGGCGAACGCCTTAATTTTTACACCCGATTAAAGAACTTTGACCGATATGGCAAAGGTTGGGTGAATCGTGTGGCACAAAACTTGAGATATGGAGCACAAGACAATGAAGTTTAGTTTTAAAAACATTTTTAATCTGTTTAGCCGGGTATTTAAACGCTTTAACCCGAAGATTTATCAGTATAAGAAACGTCCGAAAAAATACAGCAAGAATGCGTGGAGTTATATTGCAAAAGGCAAAGCCACGCCTGCCACTGCGTTATATGCGTATATCGGAGCATTATGATGCGTAAATTTTTTGAGTTATTTACTAATGATAATGGGCGCGCCAGTACTACAGGCTTTATTCAGTTTTTTGGATTTTTAGTGCTTGCCGGTGTGCTTGTGTATTCGGTCTATCTCGGTCGTGACAATGCGACCGATCTCTATTTGTATTTTGCGTTTTTCTGTGGCGGGTCGGCAGCAACAAAAGGCGCAGTGATGGCATATCAGTCCAAAAACAAACGCAATAACAATCAAAACTATCAACCACGGCAACGTCAAGATGACGATGACGGGTATCAAAGACCAGGCTTATGAGGTTAAAAATGAATCTATTACATATTGCTATGACTGCTCTTAGCTCTGCCATTTTGTTGTTGTGGGTAATGTGGCGTCGGGCAAAAGCTAAAACGGCTAATTTAGAGCAAGCTAAAAAACAACTCGAAACACAAAATCAAGTGTTACAAACCCGTGTGAATAACCAAAAGGAACGCAGAAAAAATGAAGAAAACGCTCATAGCAGTACTCGTGACGAGCTTATTGACAGCATGCGGAAATCAAACGACTTGCGTGATTAATACGGCGTGCGATGGCTTTGGCAAAATCTATGCCAGCCGTCAAGACACGACCGAAACACTACGCCAAATTAAAGCGCACAACGACACATGGCGGGCAATCTGTGGGGGCGAGAATGGAACTACACATTAACGGCATCATGGTGTTTAACGCGTTAGTGTCCATTGCGGTATTTTTTATCGGTCTTTGGTTTAAACGGTTAGATGGTGAGTTTAAGCAATTACATGATGAGGTTGACCAAGTGAAACGGGATTATCTCTCAAAAGAAGTGGCCGGCATCGTCAACAAAAACGTGATGGAAAAACTAGACGCCATCACCAAGCAGCTAAACTCTATTACTGAAAAACTCGACAGAAAGGCGGATAAATAATGTCGGCAAGAGAACGTAAACGGTTAGAACACGAAGCAGAACAAGCACTAACCAATCAAAAACTAGATGAAATTTTGAATTTAACACGTGAAGTAAACCGCAAAATCGACCGATTGGACGACCGTGTGGACGACATCGACACCCGATTGGAAATGCTTGAAGCGCGTATGGATAAATTGGGTATTAAGTCCGTGATGGCGGGCGGTTTAGGCGGTTTGGTGGTATCGGTTGGCTTTGAGCTCATCAAAGCGAAATTCGGGGGCTGACGATGGCACATGATGAAAAAACCAAGGCTTATGTACGCCGTTACTATGTGTTTGATTGCCTGACGCTTGAACAAGCGTCTGAAAAAGCCGGTGTATCGTACAACACCGCTCGCCGTTGGAAAAAAGAAGCGGAAGCACGTGGTGACAACTGGGACACGGTGCGCGACGCCAATACCATGGCAAGCGGCAAAGTAGAAGACGTGGCGCGCGGTATGCTCACCACTTTTGTCATCTACTTTGAAAAAACCATGGAAGAGCTACGCCATGCGGAAGAGTTGCCAGTCAGCGATAAAGCTAAACTGATCCAAGGTTTGGGTGACAGCTACTCGAAAATGGTGGCGAGCAGTAAGCGGTTATTGCCGGAAGTGTCGGAACTGGCGACAGCGTGGAAAGTTATTGAGATGGTAACTAATCTGATCAAAACAAAACACCCTGATTTATTACCAGCCTTTTTGTCAGTTTTAGATGATTTAGAAGGTATTGTTAAGCAGGAATTTAAGTGATGGAAAAACAAAGTCAAACTATTGTGCACAAGCATTACTATTTCCGCTGGATTGTGCAATTTGTCTGCATTGTATGTGCTTTTAAGTTAATGGCTGCCGGTATCAAAGGTTGGGGCTGGCTTTTATTTATTGCGGTAATGTTATAGATGAAATACAAAGATTTCGAAAAACAGCTCGAACAACTACGTGCTGAATTACAGCGAAATATCGAAGCGAATTTTGAAGGTTGGGATGATAAACCGCATGCGATTGCAGAGCGTCGTCAGAAAGTCTTAGATAAAGAAAAAGGGTTTGAATATTTTGTTCAAGCCTATTTTCCGCATTATGTACGTTCTCCACATAAATCCCAGTTACACGAATATCTGTTTAAAAATCTTCCACTTTCGGTTGAAGAAACAGATAAATCCGTCCGACAAGCTATTGCCGCGCCCCGAGGTGAGGCAAAGTCCACTATCTGTACGCAACTTTTCCCACTTTGGTGTTTAGTGTGTAATTTGAAAAATTACATCATTATTGCCATGGATAGCCGAGACCAAGCCTATGGGATGCTAGAAGCGATTAAAGTAGAAGTCGAATCTAACCCACGCCTTGCTATTGATTTTCCAGAAGTGTCACCGGGCAAGGTATGGCGCGCTGGCGCGATTATGATGGGGAAAGGTCAAAAAGTAGAAGCTGTCGGTGCGGGGCAAAAATTGCGTGGTCGTCGCCATGGAGCGTATCGTCCAGACTTAGTCGTGCTTGATGATATTGAAAACGATGAAACCGTGGAAACCCCAGAACAGCGTAATAAATTACATAAATGGATCTTAAATGCAGTGCTAAAACTGGGCGGACCAGGTGAAAAATCTGATGTAATTTATGTGGGAACAATACTGCACTATGACAGCGTATTAAACCGAATTCTGAATACCAAGGGTTGGAGACGGGTTCGTTTTAAAGCCATTTTGCGTATGCCAGACAATATGGCGTTGTGGGACGAATGGGAAAATATTTATCTTTCCGAAGACGGGGACGATGACACGCTTTCTGATTTGTTCTATCAACAACATAAAGCAGACATGGATGCAGGCGCCGTCGTTTCTTGGCTTGCCCGTCCGATTCTTTATTTGATGAAAATTCGCGCATCAGATGGACACGCCTCTTTTGATTCTGAATACCAAAATGACCCGGTTAGTGGCGATGACGCGATTTTTGCCAATAGTCTTCGGTATTGGACAGAGTTACCTAATAACTTGATTTATTTTGGTGCGGTTGACCCGTCACTGGGTAAAGCAGGTGCAAGCCGTGACCCGTCTGCGATTTTGGTTGGCGGCTATCACAGAGAAACTGGCAAATTGTATGTAGTTGAAGCGCAAATTAAAAAGCGTTTACCTGATTTAATTATTGAGGACGTTATTCGCCTACATACACAGTATAACTGCCATCGTTGGTTTGTAGAGACAGTACAGTTCCAGGAATTTTTAAAAACCGAGTTGGTTAAACGTTCAGCGGCGCGCGGAAAACCTGTGCCTGCTACGGCAACAAAACCCAATAGTGACAAAATGCTTCGCATTGAGAGCTTGCAACCGCATATTGCCAACGGGTTAATTTTATTACATCGCTCACAATCCACTCTTGAGTCACAGTTGAGACATTTTCCGAAAGCAGACCATGATGATGGCCCAGATGCGCTGGAAATGTTGTGGCGCAATGCAGTGGGTAGTTCGGCAGCGATTGAGTGGATTGGGTTAAATCAACTAAATGAGATTGAATCAGATGAATACGAAGATGAAGACGATCTTTATTCAATATGGAAACATTAAAGGCGGATTAAATGGGATTTATTGATAAGGTTAAAAACCTTTTAAAAGGTAATGAAACAGAGCCAACACAAACCGATGATGCGGAAGTAACTGCAACGGGGCGTGTATTAGATGATCACCCCTCTGCAAAAATTACGCCTTCAAAATTAAAGCAGATTTTAGAGGATGCCGAAAACGGCGATATTCAGGCGCAACATCAACTTTTCATGGATATTGAAGAGCAAGATAGCAGTATTGCCGCCAATATGATGACACGTAAGCGTTCAGTTTTAACGCTAGATTGGCGCATTGTCGAGCCACGTAATGCAACCCCTGCGGAAGAAAAATTGCAAGCAGAGATTGATGAGTTATTTTATCAATATCCCAATCTTGAAGACTTGTTTATCGATTTAATGGATGCCGTGGGACACGGTTTTTCCGCGTTGGAAATTCAATGGGCGCAAGTAGATGGCAAATGGGTTCCCAAAGGCTTTAAACCTTGTCCTCAGTCTTGGTTTAAATTGGATAAAGACGATAGTTTATTATTACGCACGCCAGCTAATCAAATGGGTGAGCCTTTACGTCCTTTTGGTTGGGTGGTACATCGCCATAAATCTCGTTCGACACAGTTGGCTCGTGATGGTTTATATCGCACATTGGCATGGCTTTATATGTATAAGCATTATTCTGTGCGTGATTTTGCCGAGTTTTTAGAGCTTTATGGTATGCCGATTCGCATTGGTAAATATGGTGCTGGTGCCACTAATGCGGAGAAACGCACATTATTGCGTGCGTTGGCCGAAATTGGGCATAACGCGGCAGGCATTATGCCTGAATCGATGCAGATTGAACTGCATAACGTCGCTAATGCGGGTGCTGCATCGGGTAATAATCCATTTTTACAAATGGTGGACTGGTGTGAGAAATCTATTGCTCGGTTGATTTTGGGGCAAACCTTAACATCAGGGGCGGATGGTAAAAGCTCTACTAATGCGTTAGGTAATGTGCATAATGAAGTGCGTCGTGATTTAATGATTAGCGATGCAAAACAGATTGCGCAAACCATCACTCAACAAATCATTTTGCCGTATTTGCAAATTAATGTTGATCCGAATATTGCGCCACATCGTGTCCCTTATTTTGAGTTTGATACAAAAGAATATGAAGATTTATCGGTATTTGCAGATGCCATCCCTAAACTGGTGAGCATTGGCGTGCAAATCCCCGAAAAATGGACGCGCGATAAGCTAGGCATACCTGAAGCGCAAGATGGTGAAGTGGTTTTAAAAGCCGTTCAAAGCGATTTTAATCCCGATTTAAAAACACCGGGGAAATCTACCGCACTTTCAGCGCATGTGGTGGGGTGCCAGTGTGCGGGGTGTTTGGGTAAAGGCGCGCGCGTGGCGTTGTCCGCTGGTAATAAGAGCGAAACGGAACAGGATTTGTTGGATAACAGTTTAAATGAGGCGTTAAATGTGATTGACTTTAACCGCCAATTAGACCCTGTTGTGCGTCAATTAGCCGCCGCATTAACCGCATGCAACTCCTATGAAGATGCAAGTGATAAATTAGCCAAAATTTACCCGGATTTAAATAACGCAGAACATCAACGTTATTTGACACAAGCTGTCTTTTTGTCCGAATTGTTGGGAGTCAGCAATGCCAAGCGTTAATTTTGTTTTGGGGCTAGAACCGAAAAAAGCCATTGAGTTTTTAAGGGATAAAAAGGCCATATTAGGGCATTTTGACGAAGATGCCTTAATGGATAGCGCCCGAGCCAAAGCAACGCGTATCGCCAATTTATCCAGCCTTGAGATGAGTAAAGACATCTACCAGTCTTTAGTTGATGCACAGACACAAGGCTTACCTTTTAGCGAGTGGAAAAAAGGAATTTTTGAACATTTTAAGAAAAAAGGATGGATTGCCGGGTATGACAAAGAATATTTGCTTGCAGATCCGAAAACCGGTGAATATTTTGGCTCACCACGCCGATTAGAGACGATTTATCGCACCAACATGCAATCTGCTTATTCTTCTCAGCGCTATGCCGAAATGAGAGATAACGCAGATAACCGACCTTATTGGCAATATTCGGCAGTAAATGATGATCGTACCCGCCCAAGTCATTCCGCTATGCACGGTTTGGTTTATCGCTATGATGATCCGTTTTGGGCAACATTTTACCCGCCCAACGGATTTAACTGCCGATGTTCGGTTATCGCATTAGCCGAGCGAGACATTACTCGCCGCAATCTGGTCGTTGGGGATAGCGCAGATCGTTTGATTGATTACGACCGCAAAATCAATGCCACCACAACGGAAAAAACGACTGCATTTAAATTGTCAGATGATAAATGGATTATTACGGATAGAGGCTTTGATTACAATGTCGGACGAACCGTATATAAACCTAATTTAGCACTTTATCCTGAATCATTGGCATACCAATTTGCTAAACGTGAAATGGGCGGCGAGGGATTTAAATTTGATTTTAAACAGTTCGAAAAAGAATTCTCGCCTTATGTTGATGATTATAAAAAGCTAAAAGGCAAAAATGAGCGTGAGGCATTTTTAAACCCAATCCGTGAGAGGTTTAAAATGGACTATAAATTTATTGCCGGTATGTTAAGTAAAGATACTAAGCGACAAATTAAAACCGATTTATCCACAGTTTGGCTTTCGGATGGCTCATTAATTAAACAAATTGCAAATCGTTACGGGCAAGATTTTGATTTTGATGACTATGCACGGTTGCCAGACGTGTTATATAGCCCTGACAAAATAGAACAAGACGGTAAAAATACGTTTAAATTTTACAAAGAAGTGGATTCACGGCGATTGATAGCTGTCATTAAAGTGCTTAATGGTAGCAATGAGATTTACTTGACATCGCAACACTTAGCAAGTGATCGACAATGGCGAAAAGCGTTTAAATAGACATGTCGCCCGGTGGGACTCGAACACCCCCACACATCAATCCCTGCTCCAATAGCATTCGTTCGCAGTTTTCGAGATTCACTGCTACGGGCGACTAGAGGCACTATAACATGATAGACGTAAAAATCAACAACGAAAAAGAACTTATCCACGCATTATCACAATTGGCGCAACATGTGAAATATAATGTGCCGCTTATGCGTACGATAGCAGGTACAATGCAATCTTCAGTTGACCAAAACTTTGAAGCCGGTGGTCGTCCTGCTTGGCTTGGTGTGAAAAGTCGCCCTGACGGAAAACCATTGATTGATAGCGGTGCATTAAGAAATAGCATCCATTCGAGTTGGGATAACAACGAAGCGCAGGTTGGGACAAACCTAAAATATGCGGCTATCCATCAATTCGGCGGAAAAACCAGCCCGCATAAAATCAAACCGGTCACTAAAAAAGCCTTGGCATTCGGAGGAATTGTCAGAAAATCAGTAGATCATCCCGGAAGTGAGATTCCTGCCCGCCCATTCTTGGTTTTAACACCGCAAGACGAGGATGATATTTTAGAGGATGTGCAAGCCTATTTTCGGAGTGTAGTTAAATAAAACATAAAACCGTCCTAAATCGCGCGTATTTGCATTTTTACGATAACAGGAGCGATTTATCGAACGAATTTTTTTAAAACGATTTAAAAGGATTTAAAAAGGTTTTAAAAATGGTTTAAGATAAAAGATACCAATCAAATCTATTTTTTCAAAAATTCAATATTAAGAAGAGTGAGGAAGTCACTCCCCTCTTTTCATTACCACCAATCCATTATTCTGGAATCCTAGATTAACTTTTCAGGATTTTAAGAATGAAACTCACCCTTGCAGCCTGTAGTTTTGAAATAGACAAAGCGAAGTATGGACGCATCCACCTTTTGCCTTACGGAAAATTTAGAGCTACTTGACGGCAGACCGACAGATGTGGAGGCATGGTATGTAACCGATACAAATGGCGCGGATGTGGTGGCGTTGGCAAATAATCAACGCAATCCCCTTCCTATTGACTATGAACACCAAATTATTCACTCCCTAAAAAACGGCAAAGAAGCACCGAGTGCGGGCTGGATGGAATATTTCTATTTTACCCCACAAGGGATTTTTGCTGATGTGCGTTGGACTGATAAAGCCGCGGACTATATCAAAAATGGCGAATATCGTTATATCTCGGCTGTGTTTGCTTACGACACAGGCGGCTATGTTCGCAAGATCTTTCATGCTGCATTAACCAATACGCCTGCTTTAGATGGTATGGAGGAAGCAATGGTGGCAGCCAGCGTGAATTTGTTACAAGAGGACAATCCAATGGATAAAAAATTATTGGCAGCATTATGCGCACTGTTTGCTTTAAAAGCAGATGCAAGTGAAGCTGACATTACGGAGAAAGTGACCGCACTTTCGGCAGCTAAAGGCGATAGCCCTGTGGGCGTGTTAGATGTTTACGCCAAATTAGCTGAAAAAGAACAATCGGTAGCGGCGTTATCTACGCAAGTGGGCAACCCTGATCCTGCTAAATTTGTGCCAGTCGATCAGGTGGTTGCATTGCAGGCTAATTTTAATGCGCTTAAAACATCTGTAGAAGCGGACAAGAAAGAGGCATTAATCACAGCGGCATTATCGCAAGGCAAACTGGCTCCTGCATTAAAAGATTGGGCAGAAAGTTTATCTGTTGAGGCATTAAGTGCTTACTTAGAAAAAGCACCTGCAATGGCCGCATTAAGTGGTGAGCCACAAGCAAAAGGCGACCCAGAGCAGAAAATGGCAGCATTAAGTGCGGCAGAGAGTGCAGCAGCAAAAGCGTTAGGCTTAAGCGAAAAAGATTATATGGCAACCTATAAGGAGCAAAAATAATGGATAAATTCAAAAAATCGGAACTTTTAAAAGCCCTTGATGAAGCCTTTAAAAAAGACTTTGCAAGCGGTTTAAACGTGATTAATCCTCAATGGTCAGAAATTGCTATGAAGATTGCAAGTTCTACCGAAACCAATACTTACGGCTGGTTAGGGCATTTCCCAAAATTGCAAGAATGGGTGGGTAAACGTCGTTTACGCAAAATGCAAGCGCAAGGTATGCAAGTATCGAATAAGTTGTTTGAAAGCACTGTTGCTATCCCTCGCACCAATATTGAAGACGACCAGGTGGGCTTATTTAGTCCGATGGTAAAACAAATGGGACAAAGTGCGGCGGAATTACCTGATGATTTAGTATTTGGCTTAATTAAACAAGGTAAAAGCACCCTTTGCTATGACGGGCAGAATTTCTTTGATGACGATCATCCTGTTTTTGCGGAAGTCGATGGCACAGGCAATCAAACCACTCAAAGTAATATTACCAAAGGCAGTGCAGCAGGAAAACCAGCGTTTTATTTGTTGGATACGACGAATGCCGTGAAGCCATTTATTTGGCAAGAACGCTTAACCCCTGAAATTGAGACGAAATTTGATCCGTCTAAATCCGATACGGTATTTATGGAAGATACCTATATTTGGGGCGTGCGTGCGCGTGGTAATGCAGGTTTTGCATTCTGGCAACTTGCTCATCGTGTGGAAGACAGCGAATTAACTGAAGAGGTCTTAATGAGCGTGTTGGCAAAAATGAAATCCTTAAAAGGCGATGGCGGCAAGTTGTTAAATATTCGTCCGAATATCTTATTAGTGCCACCTGCACTTGAATATACAGCAAAACGTTTAGTGGAAGCCGATATTATCAACGGTACCAGCAATGTGTTGAAAGGGGCGCTTAAAGTGATGGTGTCTTCACAGATTGTGGAGTAATCCGTCTCTTTTCTTGCCTTCCCCCACTTGCGAGGGAAGGCAAGAAATGACTAGGAGGAAACTATGGCAAAGAAACAGCAAAACAAGACAGACGATGAAGTGAAAACCGACACGTCCGAAAATACTGCAGAAACCGACCGCACTTTAGATAAGCCGGATGACGCGCCCAAAGGCAGTGATGTGATTCATCCTATTGCCTATGCGGTGACGTTACGTGCAATTCATCCGCAAGCCTCTTATGGTCGCTGTGGTTATCGTTTTAACAAAGAAAGTGCGGTGGAAATTCCAGTTGAAAACTTGACGGGTGAGCAAGTTATTATGCTTGCTGAAGATTCCTGGTTAGAACTTATTCCCATCTGCGATAAATAAGGATGAGTGATGCATTACGCCAGTGCAGAAGATTTTGTGTTACGCGTAGGGGAAGTGCAAGCCATTGAACTGACCGACCGTGATTTGACTGGGCAAGTTAATGACAATTTGCTTGATGTTGCATTATCTGATAGCTCAAGCCAAATTGATGGTTATTTGGCAGCACGTTATACCCTCCCTCTTGTGAGTGTGCCACAAAACTTGGTGCGACTTTGTTGTGATTTGGCACGTTATCGTTTAGCGAGTATGTCTCGTGTGACGATTCCAGAAGAAATTATTACACGCTATAAATTAAGTTTAAAAGAACTTGAGGATATCAGTGTGGGTAAGATTTCACTGGGGTTGCCGCCTACAGAGAATAATGATGCCAACGAACAAGACAATGGTGTGATTTTTACTAATCCGAAAAACAGGATTTTTGCGCGTGATAACCGAAATTGAAAATGCACTGGTTGACCGCTTGACACGTGGCTTAGGACAACTTGCCAACACCGTGAAAAGCTACGGTGGTGAGCTGGACGACGAAAGCCTTGGCACGGGACGTTTGCCTATGGTGTTGGTGACGTTCGGCGGTGCGCGAATTGAGCCGATGGGAGTGCGCGGCACAGCGTTTCGCACCTCTGCTAAATTTGTGGTGATTGTGGCGGTGCGCTCATTGCGCAGTAACCAAGCCGCACGACAAGGCGGGGTGGATAAACGCGAGGTCGGTGCGAATCAGTTGATTTATGCGGTACGCCGCTTGCTGGATACGCAACGCTTGGGCGGATTAGTTAAGCCGTTAAAACCGCTGGCGATTCGGACGTTGTTTAACAATGCGCAGTTTCGCACGGAGAAAGTCACGGCGTATGCCATTGAGTACGAAGCGGCGTTTGATGATATCACTCCACTGGAAGATGGTTTGTATCCGGAAGAAACACAAGACCCGACTAACCCTGATTTTGTGTTTACCCATTATGCGGCCGAACTCTCCCCATCATCGCCAATCCTTGAGCATGTGGACGGCAAATTATATGAGCCGAATAACGATGCCGAGGTCGGATTTAGTGTAAAAACAAAGGATAAAACATGATTGTAAAAGCAACTCCAGGGGTGAAAGTCCCTTTAGAAAATCAGCCGCACGCCTACATCGAGCAGGAGCCGGTTGAAGTGGAAAATACGGTCTATTATCAGCGCAGAATCGCTGATGGTGACTTAATCGAAGTACAACCAACCCGCAAGCAAAGAGGTACAGGCAATGACTAACATTGAATTTGAAAAAATCCCGAACAGCTTACGCAAACCGGGTGTTTATACCGAATACAACGCTAAAGGCTCAGTAACTACACTGCCAACGAACGAGCAAGAAGTGCTAATCGTTGCGCCGATGATTGGTGGGACAACCGCATTTACTCAACCGGTGCGCGTGTATTCCGACTTAGACGCAGCACAAGCATTCGGCGCAGGCTCATGGGCGCATTTAATGACCCGCATAGCCATTACTAACAACTCACTCATCCGTTTATCTGTGATGGGTTTAGCGGATAGTTCTTCCGGCGTCGCGGCAAGCGGTAGTTTGGTGTTGACTGGAACCGCCACCACCCAAGGCGTTATGACGGCAAACATTGCCGGTGTTGACTATAAAGTTGCCGTAGCAAAAGGCGAAAAAGCCAAAGATGTTGCCGCCCGCTTAAACGCTGTGATTAACGGTGCGACAGATTGCCCGGCAAAGGCATCTGTGACCGAAAGCACGATTACGCTTACTGCAAAATGCAAAGGCGCCATCGGCAATGAAATTAATTTAACCGCAACAAATACGGCTAAAGACATGACATTGTCGGCGACAGCATTTGCCAACGGCGCAGAAAATGCGGATTTAGCCCCTGCATTAGCAAGTGTTGCCGGTACGCATTATCACATCATTATTTCGCCATTTGCGGACGACAAAAATGCAAAAGCGTTACGCGAACACTTAGAAGCCGTGTCCGCTCCGTTAGAGAAAAAACCTGCCGTCGGCGTGCTGGCATGGCGCGGCAGTATGGCAACCGGTACGACTTACACCGAAAAAATTAACAGCGAGCGTGTGACTTGCGGTTGGTACAAAGGCGCAATTGAATCGCATGCGCTCATTGCGGCAGGTTTTGGCGCGGTAATTGCGGGCGAAGAAGACTCGGCACGTCCATTAAATACGCTCGAAATTAAGGGCTTGACCGAAGTTGACCCGACACAAACGCCGTTATTGACCGAAGCGAATCAGGCGTTATATCACGGTTTAACCCCGATTACCGTTGTAAATCATCGTGTCCGCATTATGCGTGCGATCACCACTTATACCAAGTCGGCAACCAATACGGATGACCCAAGCTATTTGGATTTAACCACCATTCGCACGCTGGACTATACGCGCAAAGCCATTGAGCAGCGCATTGAGTTGCGTTTCCCGCGCGCCAAGTTATCTGCACGTACACCGGACAAAGTGCGGTCTGAAATCCTTGATGTTTTATTGCGTTTAGAAAAAGAAGAAATCTTGGAAAATGTGGCGCAGCATAAGGCGAAATTGTTGGTACAACGCAACGGTGTTGACCCGAACCGCTTGGATTGTGTCATCCCGACTGATGTGGTGAACGGATTGCATGTTGTTGCTAACCGCATTGATTTAATTTTATAGGAGGCATAGATGGCTCAAGAATTCGCCAGTTTTGGCATTGTCGAAGTGGACGGCCAAGAAATTGAACTTACCAAGCTCGATGTGAAAACCGTAACAGGCCGAAAGCCTGTAAAAACTATTAACCGTAAAGGACGCGTGAAAGGCTTTGCCAAAGGCATTACTGAATATGCGTTGTCAATCACCGTTGTTGTGCCGTTAAACGCGGCAGAGCCTGATTGGGATAACATGACAGATGCCAAAATTACGGTGGAAGAAGAAAACGGTAAACGAATCTCATACACTGGCTGTTTTACCACGGAAACCGGCACAAGCTATACCGTAGATAGCGAAGAAGTACGCGATTTGCAAGTGGTAGCGACAGATAAGGTTGAAGAATAATGAAAACTCGTTTGAAACTTGGCGTGCTGTATAACGGCACGCTACATCATGACGTGTTAGTCAAGATTTTAACCGTGGGTGGCGAATGCCAAGCGTTGGAAGTTATCAGTGACCTTGGGTTAAGTGACAAAGAGACGTTAAGCACATCGGAACAAATGCTGATTGATTTAGCGTATTTGGCGCAACAAGTCGAGTTTGATGGTATTCCGCGTGAGGTAGTGACTCCGGCATTTTTACTGGATAATCTTGCCACTGACGATTACGTGTTGATTAATAACGAAATCAATCAACTACGAAAAAAGCGCATGGACGTTTCGGAAGACCAAGAGACGGCAAACGAAGCGTAAAAAAACGCAATGTCAGCGAAGTGTGGCAGGCGTATGAAAACTACCGCTCAGCAACGATTTTACTGGGTAAGTTTGGATTTACCGCACAAGCCGTCTGGAATATGTGTCACGCGGAAGTCAGCGCATGGATTAACAGCTATTTAGCGAGTCAAGGCGCGAAAAGCCAACAACACACCGAAGAATCTACGACGTCCTATGTTTTTAAGCGTCGTAAAAATAAAGGGGCGTAATGCCCCTTTTTTATTGCTGTTAAATTACGTTTAAACAAGGTTTAAAAATGGCAAATATGGATCTCTCTTTAACACTCAAAGCGAAAGACTACGCCAGTGGCGTGATAAAAAGCGTTGAAAACAGTGTTAGCAAATCAACCAAAAATATTGAAAGCCAAGCCCAACGCAGCGCTACTACGCAACAAAGAGCGGTGCGCCAAACGGCACAAGTAACAGAACAAAGCTATCGCCAAATCCAACAAGCGGCACGCAACCGCGAAATGCTTGGCGTGAGAAGTGAACGCAGTATCCAAAGTGAAATCAACCGTACCCGCTCGGCATACGACCAATTAAAACGCAGTGGTATTGCTTCCGGGCGTGAATTAGACCGCGCCGCTGTGGCGACTAAACGCCGCATTGCGGAGCTCAACGCGGAAATGGGCAAAGTCTCCATGGGGCAACGGTTAGGCAATGTTGGACGTGGCATTGCAGGTTTGGCAGCAGGTGCGACCGCAGCTGGCATGGTGTTGGCGCAACCTATGAAAAAACAAATGGATTATGACCGATCTCTTGCGATGACAGCTAACACCGCATTTGCCGAGCGAGATGTAGCGGGGCGCATTGCCGGTAAAGCAGAGCTAAATAACGCAGTAAAAAGTGCGGTAGAGATTGGCGGCGGAACGAAGGAAGATGCTTTAGGTGCGCTAGATACCATGTTGGCCTCCGGTGCGGTGAAAGCCGAAACCGCCATGAAATTGTTGCCAACATTACAAAAAGGTGCAACCGCAACAGGTGCAAGCACCGATGACTTGGCGAAAATCGCCATTTCGGCGATGCAACAGTTTGACATCAGCGAAGATAAGATCGGCGAAGTGTTAGATAAAGCCGTGGCGGCAGGTCAGGCAGGTAATTTTGAATTGGCGGATATGGCGCGCTGGTTGCCTCAACAAATGGCAGCGGGTAAATCTGCCGGCTTAAAAGGTATGTCGGGGTTTGAGGCATTATTGGTCGCCAACCAACAGGCGCGTGTAACTGCCGGAACATCAGATGAAGCGGGAAATAACTTAGTCAATTTACTTGCAAAATTAACATCAAAAGAAACCTCAGACCGCTTTCGAAAACTCGACATAAAAGGCAAGGATGGTAAAGACCACGGGGTGGATTTTATCGCCTCAATGGAAGCTCAGAAGAAAAAAGGTAAAAACTCCATCGAAGCCTTTATGAGTATTATGGATCAGGTGATCGGTCAGGATGGTAAGTACCAGGCATTGCAGAAAAAACTTAAAAACGCGAAAAAAGAAGATCAAGCTCAAGTCTTAAATGAAATGACGAATTTGGTGGAAGGCACGGCGATTGGGCAAATCATTTCAGACCGTCAAGCGTTGATGGCGTTATTGGGTATCCGTAACAACGTGAGCTTGGGCAAAGAGGTGAAAGAAAGCCTGGATAAAAGCGAAGGCGCAGTGGAAACCTCCCATGCAGTGATTAAAGATACCAACAGCTATAAAGTGGAAGACGCCAAAAATAACGTGGATTTTGCGCAGATGGAAGGCATGAAGGGCTTTAATGATGCATTAGGTGATGTGAGTGTGAAAATCGCTGAATATGCCAAAGCTTATCCTGACTTAACAGGCAAACTCGTTACTGCAGGAACAGTCGTTGCATCTCTAAGTGCAGCCGCCATTACGGCAGCTGGGTCTTTGCGATTATTGGGCGGTAAAGGCGGTTTATGGCTTGGTGCGGGCGATGCGTTAAGTAAGGGGGCTGGCGTGACCGGTGTGGCAGGTGGCGCTGCAGCTGCGGCGAATACGGCAAAAAAGGGGAGTCTTGCTAAGTTTGGGCTAGGCGGTTTGCCGTTGCTGGTGTTCGGTGCAATGTTGGAAGGCTCGGAAAATTATGCACCTTACATGGCACAGCAAGAAGAACAACGGGAAGCTTTTGACGCACAACACAAAGACGCAAAACAACAATTCTATGCGTCGGCTTATCCAGCTAAATCAGCGTTTCAATATGCGCCGCCCATGCCGAAACCTGAAAAATCGGTGTGGTCTTTAGCAAGTGGAGGCTATGCACTTGGTGACGCCGCAAAGCGTAAAGAGATTGCGGACGAACGATTAAAACGAGGCACATTAACGAAAGATGAATATAACCGCCGTGTGCAAGTACCTGACTATAAAACCGAGTTTCAACAGCTTGGAAATACGATTACAGAAGGCATGAAACAAGCCGTAGAAAGTCAAAATTTCACTATTCAAAACCAAATTCGCGTGGACTTAGATGGGCGGACAATTGCGGAAAGCACGTCCGAAAACCAATATCGCGAACTTAAACGGGGGTAACTATGGGATGGACAATGCCAATTCAGCAGGCGTCTTATCGCGGTGTGCGGTTTGATGTGTTAAGTGTGGATGACAACTTAGAGCGTGCCACGATTACGCACGCTTATCCGTTCGTGAACGGGGGCGACATTGAAGATTTAGGTTTAAATCCGCTCACCATCCAACTGCAAGCCGTGTTTTATGGTGAGGGGTATTACACCGATTTTAAACGATTTTTGTCGGCCCTGGAAAAACAAGGTGCGGCGGTGTTGGTGCATCCGATTCGGGGACGATTGCAAAATATGCTTTGCACCTCTGCTTATTTTCATCACGAAGCGGATTTTGTGGACTATGTGACAGTTAGTCTTAGCTTTCAAGAGGCCACGCCGGCAAAACCGATCTTCTTGTTTAATTTTTCTGTACTTGGCTTGATTGATGAGTTATTAACTAAACTCGAAGACTTGGTAGATGATGTATTAGAGCTATATGGCACCTTTATGGAGGGGATCTCTTTTGCCGCTAATATCAAATCACGTTTATTAGGCTCATTCGGTGCGCTTTACGGCTGTTTTGAACAAGTACGTGATTTGTTTGATATGGACAAGAAAAAGTACGTTATTTCCGCCAATACACCATCATCAAAAGACGCATTCAGACAACAAGGTGGCAATGCCGTGCGTGAGATGGCGGGCATGATTCACGACGGCTTAACGGCTATTGCTAACCGTAATGACTTAACCGTGCGTGCGAAATTTGATGAGGTTACCCGCACCGTGAAAAGCCTGCTTGAGATTGCACCAAATTTAAGCAATGGTAAAAACAGCAAATCAAATACCTTGAAATCATTAACGTCATCCTTGACAGCACAGGACACAAAAGAAATCTTCTGTGCCGTGCAGTTGTTGGCTACAGCGAATGTGTTAAAAATCGCCACCCGATTTATTGAGGATGACTCGTTGATTCCGTCTGAGATTGACTACATTGTGACGGAATCGCGCTTACAAGCTTTGGCAACATTGAATACCGTGCGTGCGTTAGTGCAAGCCGAGCAAAACGCGATGACATTACATTACGTCAAAGATGATTTTGGTTTGATGTCATTAAGTGCGAAAAAACAAACAGGCGCAAGACAACTGCAAACACCGAACACGGGGCTTTATACACAGGCTTACAACACAGCAGAAAAACTGCGTCAACAAAGCCATAAATTAACGCAGTTAGCCTTGGCGGCGATTAATCGCAAACCGCCTTTAATTATTCGTAGAGTCGAATTTGATAGCACGATTCAACAGGTCGCGCATTCGTTTTATGGCGACTATACCCGCGCAGGCGAGTTATTGCGTTTAAATCCACACATTCGTTACCCAAACTTTATTGCCCGCGGCGAGGTGCTCAATGGCTACGCAAAATAACGGCTACCCGTTTAACAATGAGATTGTGGTTGAGATTGATGGTAAACAGCACAAAAACTGGAAAAGCTACGACATCGACAGCGATTTTTTAATTCCTGCTGACGCATTTAGTTTTAATGTTGGCGTACCATCAGATAAAACCGTGCTGGAGGATTATTCCGGTAAAACAGCAAAAGTGCTGATTAACGGTGAGCTCGTACTGACGGGCATTGTTGATACGACCCAGCATTCTATTTCAAAAACAGACCGCACTTTTAGCTTAAATGGGCGTGACAAAGCGTCTATTTTGGTGGATTGCTCCGCGCCGATTACCAATGTTAAAGGCTTGACGGTGTTAGATGCGATTAAAAAAATGGTGGAGCCGCTAGGCATTAAAAAAGTCGAATTGCGTGCCGAATCTAACCCGACGTTAGATAAAGTTGACATCGACATCGGCGAGACAGCCTGGAATGCCCTGATCCATTGTGCTAATTCGGCGGGGTTGCATGCATGGTTTGACCCTACTGGCACGCTAATTATCGGCGGTGCGGATTACTCTACGCCTCCGGTAGCAACATTGTGTTGTACGAAAAACGGCAAGCGTAACAATTTTACACAGGCAAGCCTGACCACTGATGTGTCGCAAAGTTTTTCGGAGATTACGTTTTTGGCGCAACGGCACGGGCGCAGTGGTGATAATAACAAGAACGATCTGAAATGGGTGTTTAAAGATAATGCCGTTGAGACCTATAAGCCTAAAACAGTGATTGTGCCGGATGTGGAAAACTTAGAAGCCCTGAAAAAATGGGCGAAAAAGTACATTGCGGACAGTATTTTAAACAGTTTTACTCTGACGATTACCGTGCCTGACCATAAAACGCAGGACGGTGTGTTATGGACGCCAGGGCAACGTGTACATGTGATTTGCGAAGAATACGACATTGACGCGATTTTTTTTCTAATGGGTCGCCGTTTTGCCTTGAGCCGCACAGGCGGCACAATTACGGAACTGCGCTTAAAACAAGACGGTGTGTGGACGCCTGACGCTTATGTGAATAAATCCAAAGCAGCACGTAAGCGTAAAGGTAAAAAAGGCAAGAAAAAGAAAGGCGCTTTGATTGTATTGGATGGGGATTAGTATGAGACGATTGGGACAAGCAATAAGACAACACACGGAAAGCGCCTTGGGCGCAGTACGCCAAGCCTTTAGGGGACAGTTGAATTTAGTCAAAAGCGCAGACAATATCCAAAAAGTGCAGGTATCCGGATTAGCGGACGAAACCTTACAAGATGTGGAATTGATGCAGCAATTCGGCTTAACGTCCGTACCACCAGCCGGTACACAAGTGGTGGTATTGCCCATGGGGGGCGAGACGACCCACTCTATTGTGATTGCCACCGAAAATGGCTCTTTTAGGGTTAAAAACCTGAAATCGGGCGAAACGGCAGTTTACGATGAAAGCGGAAGCACGATTATTTTAAAACAAGGTCGATTAATAGAAATTGATTGTGATATATTAAAAATAACCGCTACCACAAAAGTTGAAATTAGTAGCCCGGTTGTTGAGACAGACCGTGTGTTTACTGCACAAGGGCAAATCAACGGAAATGGCGGCATGGCCGTTCAAGGCGGTTCTGGCGCGTCATTTACCGGTAACGTAACGCAAACAAAAGGTAGCTTTACTACTGATGGCGACGTGACTGCCAACGGTAAATCCCTTGTCAGCCACACCCACCGCGGGGATAGCGGTGGCGTAACTGGACAACCTCAATAATCCCAAATGAAAGGCGGTGTGGAACTCTCTCCCCGCCTTTTTCTTTCCCCTTTCTTTTACTCTGTCAGCATGGACAGAGAAATCAGCCCGCTTACCGGGGACTACACAAATTTACATATCAGTACACTGCAAAATGCTGTGTATATCAGATTGACTACGCCGCTAGGCTCATGGTGGGCAAATGGGCGTGTAGGTTCTCTGCTCCATACTATTCAGCGAGAAAAAGATTTAAGCCGCGTGGGCATGTTGGCGCAACAATACGCCGAAGAGGCGTTGCAACCGTTAATTGATGATGGGCGAGCAAGTGACATTATTGTCACACATGAACAACCGCATAACGGCAAAGTGATCCTTTCTATTTCCGTGACCGACAGCCGGGGCGAACAATACACGTTTAAACACCCCGTAAACGTCATTTAAAAGGTGTTTAAATCGTGTTTATTGTACCCACACTCGAAGAAATCCGCGCCAGTATCTTGCGCGATTATCAGACTTATTACCCAAATGCCGACACATCCGAAGACAGTGACGCTTATGCCCGTGCCAGTAGTTTGGCGGCCTGCGCGGAAGGGATTTATGCACATCAAAAATGGCTAATTAAACAATTTTTTCCTGATACTGCCGACACCGAATTTTTAGAAAAACATGCAGGATTGTGCGGGTTGAGACGTCGAAACGCCACTTATGCAGCAGGCAAAGGTGCTACTGTTAGTGGTAATCCTGATGCAGTGATTGCCGTTGGTTTACAAATCAAAACCGAAGATGGACGTTTTTATGAAACAACCGAAAGTGCGGTAATTCCCGCTAGTGGTTCGGTGATTGTTGCGGTGCGGTCGCTTGCCACCGGTGCAGTACAAAATATCAAAACCGCTACAAAAGGATCGTTTATGGCTGCGCCTGTTAGCGTGAGCACGGATGTTGTACTAAATGACGTGGTGGGGGCGACCAATGCCGAAAGCGATAGCTCATTGTTGGAGCGGTTACTTAATAAAATCCGCCGACCTGCGGCAGGTGGCAATAAATACGATTACAAAGACTGGGCGTTAGAGGTGGATGGCGTTGAACAAGCGTATGTTTACCCGCTACGCCGTGGGCTAGGCACAGTAGATATTGCGATTACGGCTGATAATGGCGTGCCAAGTGATGACACGGTGCGACGCGCACAAGAATATATCGACCAAGAACGTCCTGTAACCGCGAAAGAAAGCAAAGTCGTTAAACCGGATGTGACAAAAATCAATTTTAATATCCAGGTAAAAATCAGTGGCGTGGCATTAAATGACATCAAAACCGCTATTCGCAACGCGCTGACTGATTATTTTAACGGTTTGATTCCGGGCGATGATTTAATTGTGTCGCAGTGTGAGGCTGTTGTAAGTGATTTAATCGGCGTGGTTGACCGCCGTTTTGTTGCCCCGAATGCCAATCGCAAGGCGGATGTTATCAACAAAATCGAATGGTTTCGCTTGGGCGAAATCACCGTGACGGAGATGGGCTAATGCAACACGCCAGCGTATTAAAACAGCTTTATCCGCCCGTGAGTTACAACATCAACGGCGAACATTTTATTGCACAATGTGAAGTGGACGGCAGTGCATTTGACCGCTTACAACAAAGCGCAGAAGAGGTATTAGCGGCAATTGAGCCTGCAACCTCAAATCAAATGTTAGCTGACTGGGAACGCGTTTGTGGGATTAAAACGGATTTAAGTAAGTCTTATCAAGAGCGCGTAAAGCGCGTCATCGTGCAGCTTAATGCCGTGGGTGGCTTGTCTATCCCATATTTTACCCGAATCGCTGAAAGCATTGGTTATCAGATCCAAATCAAAGAGTTTTCGCCCTTACAAAACGACCTGCCTAATCCCGGTGACTTGGTGCAATTTCGTAATGAGCAACGAGATAGCTTGATTTATATGTGGCGGGTGACGGTGTTAAATGGTGACGACAATATTGTGTATTTCCGTGCGGGTAGTTCCTTTGCCGGCGATCACTTGGTTGAGTTTGGCGACCCGATTATTGAGGAGTTCTTTCGCGATTTAAAACCCGCTCACACATACTGTTACTTTGCATATCAATAGAGACCCAAAAAAATGAAAACGTTACTACCTGAAATTAATTCCGCCGACAAGCGCTTTCATGCCGGTAATCCCGCAACAGGTGAGCAAGGCACACGCGTGACAGACACGTGGCTAAACGATGTGCAAGACCGCGTGCGAGACATACAAGCTGAGGCGCATTATGTGCTAACTAAGGCTGGATTTACTCCGAAAAACGAACAACAAACGCAGCTATATCAAGCGATTGTAAAAATTATTGATGATAACCGTAAATCCGCCAGCGTGACACAAAAAGGCGAAGTGAAATTGACTAGCGATACGGGATTGGATAGTGAAGAACTAGGATTAACAGCTAAAGCCGGGAAAGTATTAGCACAAGGCATTGCTGCTTTACGCCTTGCGATGAATAACTACATACCATTAAAAAGCAGATCATCATCTGTAACAAGCAATGATGAAAATGGCGTGGCAACACCAAAAGCGGTCAAAATCGCTTACGACAAAGCCGTCTCTGCAGAAGAAAACAACCTCTATCAAAAAATCTATGTTGGTAAACATGATTTGGAATTAGATCTAACAGATCGTCAGCAAATCATTAATCTTTGGGGGGGTAAATACCGTAATAACGGGCATTTATCATTCGCAGCACACAATAATAGCAACAGCAATATCACCGGATTACCACTTACCAATAAATCTCCCATTGTGATGACCCTTTATCTGATGGGGGGGTATTCTGTTTTTTACTGTGATTATCCATTACTTAATCGGCGTTTTTACAGCAACGTTAATTTTAACAACCGAACATTAACGTATAACTGGATTGAGTACATTACTAGCGCGGGAGATCAGCTTATTAACGGCACTATCTCCGCCAATACTCCACCGGTTAATGCAACCGATGACAAGGTTGTAACAGTCGGCTGGGCAAAACAAGCCGGTAAAAGCTATGTTAAAAAAACAGGCGATACGATGACGGGCAATTTAGAGATTGATAGAGGTGATGACTATGCTGGTATTATTCTCCACAACAAATCCAAAATCGCAATGATTGAGTCGACGCCCGACTCCGAAAATCAATTTTTAAACCTGATTTATCGCACAAGAGACTATCAAAATGTAAATGTGATTAAAGTGCCTAAAAAAACAGGGACTCTAGCACTGCTGGAAGATATTAAAAATGTGCATCGCCGCGATTACAACCGCACAATCAATGGGACATCAAATTGGGATAACGGAAAAAGCAAAACTATTACGTTAACTGGCAGTGTTACCATTTACCCTGATGGACGAATTGTCCAAATCCTACATTTAAAAAATTTCAGAATTATGTGGTTTGATGCCGAATCCCCGACGGTTGGTTATGCCGATCCAGGTTATCGCCATCCATTAATCAAAATCCCGCTATGGTCAGCGATGCCAAATAAAATTCTTTCAGCTATGCCGCAGATAGTACGGACAACGCATCCAACTACCTCAATAACCTATGTAAGCGAAGCAGGCGAATGGATAAGTGCATGGGCGATACGCGAGCAAGGTAATGATAAAGGTAATGTGTATATCAACACGAGACGATTTGCAGGGGGTCAAGATGAAATCGTTGATTTATATGTTGTTATTGAGGGTTATTAAAAATGGCTTTTTATATTAATGTATTAGATAAATTAGGTAATTTTGAAATCATTGACGGCGACCTGGCAGCGGTTTATCCTCATTTGGATTTTACAAAATTAACCGCCTTGACCGACGAACAATATACACAGTTTTGTCAAAAAAGTACGGGAAAAGTTAAATTTATCAACGGTCAATTTGTGTCCGAAGATATCAAGGTGGATTTGACTTTACTTTTATCGACGCGTGACATCTTGATTAAGCAAATTGACAATCATGCAGCAAAAATCTACAGCACATGGACACGTTTTGAGAGTGAGTACCGAGAGCGTCAAGCCGCGGCAGAAGCCTTTAAAGCGGCAAATTATGAGGGCGAATGCAGTCGATATATCACCGATTTTGCACAACGCGCGAGACTGGATAATAAGACCGCCACAAACTTGATTTTGACACAGGCGGCAGGCTTGGAAAAACTACAAATGGAGCTTGCCAACCAACGTATGCGCAAGTACGAAGTCAAAGCCCCTAATCTCACACTTGAGCAACTGCAATCAATCCATGATGACATTATCAAGCAAATGGACTCACTAATGGAGGCTTATAATAATGGCTAATGTTTATTTGGCGCTTTATAAAGGCAAAAAAACAGGTCTGAAACCCGCCGCACTCTTGGCACGATTTTCAGACTGGATTACGCGAAAACTAACAAAAGGGCCTTACTCTCACTGCGAGATTGCTGTTGAGCGTATTGAGTACACATCAGGTCATCACTATGAGCATGAGCTCTATTATGACTGCTATTCGTCATCTATTCGTGATGGCGGGGTGCGTTGTAAAGAGATTGATCTCACCGAAAGAGATAAGTGGGATTTGGTGTTGCTTGATGGCGTAAGCGAAGCTGAAGTTAAGTTTTACTTCGATTCCACAAAAGGGAGTAAATACGATTGGTGGGGCGCTATTGGCATTGTATTAGGCATCAAACAAAAACGCTCTAAATATTTTTGTAGTGAATGGTGTTTCAATGCAATCTCCGGCAAAACCCAAGGTTGGCGATTCAGCCCGAATCAATTGGCAGCGATTTTTAAAAAAGGATAAGAAAATGAACAAATTAACAACCGAATATTTAAACAGTTTAGTGGATAATGCTGAATACGTTCATCAAGGCTTACTTACTATCTGCACAATTACGTTAAAAAATGGGTTTCAGTTAGTCGGCACAAGTGCTTGCGTGAGTGCCGAAAATTACGATGAAAGAATTGGCAGACACATCGCATTCGAGAACGCATTTGCTAAGTTATGGGAGCTGGAAGGCTATGCATTAAAACAACGTATCTACGAAAGCCAAAGCAAAGAAGTTACATTGCGCAATGGTAATAAAGGAGAAGTTGTATATACAAGCCCATTTGGCAAGTCGCTAGTGATTGAAGATAATGGTGACGAATTACCGGCAGTGCATTGGCATAATGCGGGCGGTTCGTTTTATGCGGATTGTAAAAGTGATTTAGATATTATTAATTAA